CCATAAAGAAAACCTCTTATCCAACCTTCTAAAGTTAATCTCATAGGATAAGCAACTCTTGTTGGAAGCATCATTGTACTCCAACCCATTTGACCAGACCAAAGTTTATCTGATCCACCAGTAAATTTTGTAGGTAACGATAAATCTATATCTTTAACTTTTAAATCTGCTTCTTTTAACAATTTACCTATTGGTGTGTCATCTCCAAATTTATTTACTCCTTTATTTATTTTTCTTGACAGTGCTTGGTCTATTGTATTAACAACTCTTTTTACATCTCTAAAATCTGTAAAAGTAAATGTTCTTTCCATTAACTGATAAGACCAAGGAACATCAAAAAACTTTTCTTTTCCAGCACCAAAACCTATTCTTTTAATTGCTCTTACAGTTTTTCCATCACCTACACTGTATGCAACATTTTGTTGCCTAAATCTTTTTAATGCTTCATCACCCCAAAGTTCAAATGCTTTAACTGTTTCTTTATTTTTTGCATATTTTTTAGTAAGATGTCCATAAAAATCTTTTACTAATATTTTTTGTGCTCCATACCAATTTTTCTTTTGCAATTCTTTTGTTAATTTAAGTGCTGTGTCGTTTAAAAAACCTTTTTCTACTTTTGCAATAACACCATAATTAATAAAAGCATCTAATGTTTCTGTAAGATTTTGAAGATTAACTTCTTTTTCTGGTAAATATTTACCTATTGCACTAAGTGGACTATCAGGAGATGGGTTTTTTCTAAATATATTAAATGCTTTATAAGCTGAATTATTAAGCCAATCAGGAATTATTTTAGTTCCATTAAAACTAGGTCCATTCCAATTAGTACCATTAAATGTAGTATCTTCTACAGCTTTTAATATGTCATCATAATTTTCAGCTTCAAATAATTTAAGTGCAAAATCTGGATCTTTATTAGCTTTAAGTAACTGTAAAAATTTATCTGGACCTTTGTAATCTAAAATTATATCTGCTACTGCTTGACTTGTATCTTCTTTCATAAAGTTTCTTGCTACTTCGGCAGCATCATCTAATTTTCCTGCTTTTTGTAATTCTTTTAATTTACTTAAAGTTTTATTAGCTGTTTTTAATTTTTTCCCTGCTTGTACTCCTTTCGCACCACCAAAAGTAACATAAGTTGTAGGATCAAGAAATATCAAAGCAGCAGCATCTATAAGTCCAGATACCCAAAAATCTGCTCTTTCATTTTCTATACCAAGCACAGCATCTGAAATATATCTACCTGCTGTTATGCTTCTTCCACCATAAAGATTTGCTTCCTTTAATCTGTTAGCTTCATCTTCTGCTGGACCTGCTGATATAAAACCTGTTCCTGTCATTTCATCATAAATTTCAGTAACACCTTTTACACCTAATCTTTTATATGCTTCAGGTATGTTTTGTATAAAATCATCTGTGTCTAATTCAGCTCCTTCAGAGATTTTTCTTAAAACTACTTCTAAAGAACTAGGACCAGCATCTTTGTATGCTTTTTGTTGTTTTTGTTGGTTAAATTCTTCTGGAATACCAAAATCTTTTTTAACAAGTAACTTGCCTATTGAAGTAGCTAATGAGTTTCTATAATTAAATTCGCTTTCTTGAGTAGGAATAGGAGCTCCTGGAAATTTTTTTCTTAATTCTTTTATTTCTTCTGCAGTTAGTTCTTCTCCTGTATCTGGATTACGAAGTGTTTTACCAGGTGTATTTTGTTGTGGTGTAAGTAAACCAGCTAATTGCCACGCTTTACCTATTTTTTGTGCTTCCTCAGGAGTTAAATTGTAATCATCTTGTAAAGTTTGTTCTAACTCACCTGTAAGCATAATATTTGCTCTAGCTTTTCTTTGATACAATGCTTCTAAACCTGCTGTCCAAGTTTGAAATATACCTCTAATAGTTCTTTTTGTTCTTTGTCTAAGTGGATCTAATTTCGGTGTTGATTCTATATATTCTTCATTTGATTCTTTTAAATATTCTCCTATAGTGCTAACAAAAGATGGTGGAACTTGTGTAATGTGATTTTTATGTGTTTGAGCATTAATTTTTGCTTGTTCTAATGAAGCAAGTTGTATATTTCCAGGTGTAGCATTTACATACGCTAATGAAGAAAGAACACCAGATGATAAGGTAGGATCACTTTCTTTTATAGCTGTAGCTTTATTTGCAACTTCTGGAGTTATATATAAATCTTGATATTTTTTTATCTGTGCTCGTTCTAGTTTTCTTTTCTCATCAAAAGTTTTGTAACTATCACCATATAAATATTGATAAGTCATTATTCATTCAAGCCAGGTTCAAATTGTGCTAATCCTTCTTCTGCTAAAAATAATGTATCAGATGTAGGGAATGCTTCTGCTAAGGCTTTCATAAATAAATCTCCTCTTTGTGCTGGAGTTAAAGTTTCGCCCATTCTTCCTGCACCTATAGGAACACCATCAGTAATTGGTTGTTCTTCTATAATTGTTTCTGCAAAAACATCTACTGGCTTAAAAGGTCTTTTTGCTCCAGATCTTTTAGGTATTTCATCTTTTGGTAAAGGCGACATCTTTTGCATTTCTGTTAATTCTTCTTGTTCTCCATAAGTAACACCAGGTATTCTCTTTACAGCTTGTGTACCACCAGGATTCCTACCTGTTGAATAAGAAGAACCATTAGTTGAATTTGGACTTACACCTCTATTTGAATTACTCCTCGTTGCCATCTTCATCCTCATCATAATAAGCAAATGTTGAACTAATAATCATATAACCAAATGGAAATACAAGTGGTGGTAATTGGTCAGTAAAAAAATGTGGTTCTTTTAAATTTTCTTCTAATAATATATCATTACCTTGTTCATCTACATCCCATAAAGAGTTATGAACTATATCAGCAAACTTTTTATTAATACTCACTATCCACCCATTCCTTGTAACATTTGTGCAATCCCAGGTGGTCCTTGTGGTGGCAAGGATTGTCCACCTGGTCCTGCTTCTTCTACAAAAGATACTTCTTCCTCAGTCATTTGAGGTTCTTGAGGAGTAAAGAACTTATCTAAAATATTTTCTACATCACCAGGATTCTTTCTAATTTCAACAATAGCCATTGTTGCTCTTTGATCTCCTGCTTGTGATTGTGCAAGTAAAGTATCAAATAAAACTTTATCTGCTTTTTCTCTAGTTATTCGTTCATTAACTCTAACTATGTTATCTAACCCATCCATATTTTCTTGTAGGGTTTGAGTGTCTATAATACCTGCCTGAAGTAATTGCAGCCCTGTAACTATCTTCTGTGGTTCATCATAACCAGCCATAGCACCATAGACTCTGCGTGTCTTGTAATTAAAACCTATATCTTTCTCTGGATCATATTTCTCTGAAAAGAATTTATTATTTGAATATCCTGATAACTGTTTTGGTTTACCACCATACATAATGTTATCCCATTCAAGTCTTTTAGCATCTGTCTGTTCTATAGCATCAGACATAATGGTATGATATTCTCTAATCATTAATGACATACTTGCACCAAGTTCTTCTAAACCTCTACCAGTAGCAAAGCTAAGTGGAGATTGTGAGTCATCAGTAACTGGATATGCTCCACCAACTCTTAGTTGTCTTTCAACTCTATCTATCTGTTGGAAAATCTGATAAGGAACATTTGATGCAGGTTTAGAAACCTGTGTACCAGGAGCTAAATAGTTTACAGCAAATCTGCCTTTTCTATATTGTCCTGATTCAAGTTCACCTGAAATGTTTGTTTCAGTAAATACTGCATCTTCCATAGCAATAATGCTCATAACATTAATCTTTGCCATAGCTGCCATTAATCCAATTATTTGGTCATACTGTCCTTGTAGCTGGTCAAATGAAAATTTCTTTGCTACAACGAAAGCAGGACCACTAGATAATGGATTAGGAATAAAATCAAATACTGTACCTGATGACATATGGAATATATAAGTTCCTTCTTCACAGTAATATTCTGATATTAAATCACCTTGTCCGTTTGAGTTAGCCCAAGAACCTGAATAAGAATCTGTATAAGGTGAAGCTGAACCACTACCAATAGATAGTCCAGTACCCATATCTTTGTCATAAATTTGTTTTTTAAAGTTTGGATAGACTTTAGCAAGTGCATATTTTGGAACTCTACGAACTATAGACATTTCCTTTGGTTGTTGGTCTGCACCAAAATAACCAGGGAAACAGTTGTATGGATCTCTTAGTTCTGCACAAGGATAAGGAACTCCATTAGCATCTTTCTTTTCTCTAATAACCCAAACAGCAAAACCATAACCAGGTAGCCATCTACCAACTTGTGGCATTTGTATATCTAGTCTTTGGTTCTCATCATAAGCAGATATGATTCTTGACATCTTCTCTGCTTTTTGTTTGGACCTTTCAGAATCTCTATCGTTTGGAATATCAATCTTTAAATTTGGAATACGACCTATTTTTTGAGCTAAGTGTTCTAGTCCTGTGGACATTAAGTTAGGAACTGGTACTTGCCAATCTTGAAAACCTTTGATCTGGTCGCCTAGTAAAGCTAGGATTCCTGAAGGACCACCATTCATTATGGAACGAATACGACCTCTTGTTGCATAGGCATCTTGGTTATCGTAATGTAACTGCGTTATTTTATCTTGTAATTCACTTGCATCCATAATTAACTCCAGGGAGCTTCGTTGATTTCACTCAAATCCCACTCTCCATAACTTGGTTTATAATCCAATCCTACCTCAGCTAGTCGCTCTTTGCCTAATCTTCTTATAACCTTCAATGGAAACCAACTAGCCATTACCACATCAGATTTATAACTTTTCGCCTTACTTGCCCTGTTAGCAGCAGATGAAAAATAAATTAGTTGTCTACGATATATATTACTCTTAGTTTCGCTTTCTGTATCGCCATAAGGCAAACTTATTAGTTTTTGCTCAAACAGCTGTTGCATACTTCCAACACCATAAATAGGATCAAATTTGTTTTTCTGTGTCTGATGACCTTCTAAATGAATACCCATTCGTGATGAGTAGTCTTTTATTTCGGTATCTTGTCTAATAGCTTTTTGAAATCCGTTTTCTTCAATAACCCAGTGAGCTAAGTTGTACTTTTTATACCATTTTTTTATTGACTTCTTAGCTTGTAAGATTCCACCACCTTCTTCATTTTCAATATCCACTAGATACATCATTCCAGTATCAGAATCAACTGCCCACAAGAAACAAGCCTGAAAACCTGTAGAAGCTGGATCAAGTCCTGCAATCAAATGAGTGTTAGCAGGAATATGTCCTACCCTTCTATTCATATCTCTACATTGATCTATATCTTCTGAGTTAAACATTGTAATACCTTCAACAAAGGCTTTATTCAAATACACCATTTCAAATATTGCTCTACCTCCTGTGGTATCAGCATTGTTCTTTTGAGAGAGTAACCATTTATAACTTCTCTTACCTTGCCATAACATACATTCATTATGTTCTTCTACTTCTAGTTCAGGTAATATACATTCAGAACTATGAGCTTCTTCAACTAAAGTATCAAACTCTGGGTTGTCTAAAAGAAAGTTATAAATATCTTCAGGGTGCTGTCTTGAACCAATAACAACAATAGCTGTATGTTCCTCTTTTCTTGAAGAAAGAGTTGTAGTCCACCACTGTCTTGTCTGTTCTCTTGCACTTGGTTGAATAGTTGTTCCGTGGTCCTCAATGTCATCAGCAATAATCAAATCACAATCTCTTGAAAGAATCTTTCCACCTTTACCTACAGCAACCATTGTTGGAGATTTAATACCTGGTACTGTTCTTGTACCTACAGTAAATTGATTCTGTGACCATTGCTTACCTGACCTATTATCAGGTTTGAAGTTCTTACCTGGAGCACAAAAGTCTTCTTGTAATCTATCGTTTTGTTCTAAGTGGTCTAATACAGAACT